TGGTACATTGCCGGATAAAACGGGGATACTTCGCGACGATTTCGGGGAACCTGTCGTACATTTCATCCTCTGTTAGTGGAAGAGCCTCATAGAATTCTTTGATATCCGATCTTTTACCCGCTGACATCATTAGTCCTTGCTCGTATGGACCCTCTATTCGTGTGTCCTCTTTTGTGCAGTATTCTTTACATTGCTGTGCTGATCCTTTGGCTTTTTCGATGTGGGCGTCAGGGAACAAGTCCTGGATTAGATCCTTCGCCTGCTTGAAGCTCTTGCGAGTACTAAATTGACAATAACCTTGTTCATGTATGTTGCCTGCTTCTCCACACTCCAGTTGAAAGCAGATATATCGTAGGGCCAGTACGTTAAGTCCTCCATCTCGAAGGCGTGTAGTAACTGAATTATAGCTCTCTCGGCTTGATCCATTATGCGTGAAAATCCAATTTTTGGCTGACATAAAAAAAAAAAAACTAGTCCAAGGTGGGGGGTAATACTATCCCCCCACCTTGGTTATATGCTAAAAAAAAAATTTAAGGTTTGCTTCTACCCCGGATTCTACCCCAGACCGGGGGTGGTGGCTGGTGTGAAAATTCTATTTCTGTATCAGTTATGCCTGCCCAACTAGTGAGACGACGTAGCGGTCATGTACGTTATCAACCATACAGACTCAGGAACGCAGTATCCTATGGAAGGGCCGCGTACCAAGTGGCTAGGATGGGTTACAAAGCTTACCAAGGGGCGCAGAAGTACCTCCCATCTTCTACATCAGCAAGGCCTAAAGCTGGAAGTTCAAGCACAGTCACTCGACAACACGATCTTAAAACTACATATCGTTCGAAACGAACTCCAAGACGTGTTAAAAAGCTTAAGCGATTTGCGAAACGAGTTCGACAGGCACAAAACCTTCTGTTGCCGTTACATACTTTGAGCGAAGTGACTAGCAACCGAGGGGTTGCTGCTGAGGACTTGTTGCTTATCGATTACCCTAGCCCAAATGTCACATTCCAAAATGTTTGGGATACCGACGCTACGACTCCTGCAAAGGATCTACGACTTGTGTGCAACAATAGTCAACAGGGGATATTCCCATTTACGAATGCATTGCAAACAGTTCAACTCCAGGAAGGAGCCACTGTTGTAAACATGAGGGAAAATGATATCAACGATATTCGTGTGACTTACAAACAACGTTTGAAAATGTCACTATTGAATGTAGCTGGATACAGCATGATAGTGGACATCTATGTATGTGTAGCAACGACAGACATCGCCGACAATGATTATTCTACTGCTTTACTAGCGTGGAGAAAATGTATGGAAACCACGGAAGTAATGAACGGGCCTGGCAACTCCTATTCCATAGGGAGTGTGGACAAGTCTGGCGTAACGCCATTTGATGCGCCGATGTTCCGTAAATATTGGAAAGTTTTAAGCAAGCAAAGAATCGAAATGCAGCCAAATGAAATTGTATCAACAAAATTTGCGCCAAAAGGCTATCAAGGCACACTGGGCAAATGGGCTGGCAAAACAGTTAAAAAGGGGATCACTCACGACATTATTTTGGTGGCTAATCCAACGTTTGGTGGACGAGGACCTCCGAATCAAAATCTCCTGAACATTCAATGGTCTAAACTCTCCCATATTCGTTTGCCGGGGCATAATGTTGGTACTCAGATGAGCTTTACTGGTACATTTGATGTAATAAATGTGTAATTGGTTGTTTCAGCGGCGCCCAGGCTTCGCCGGGCTGCCAACTGGTAACGGCCTATCGGCCTACGTTGCACTGGGCTCAAGTGATAGTTAAATGTTTATTATATCCCATCGATCTTGCGATAACTGGGTCATATCTGGTGCAAAATTTGCAAAGATAATAACATGGGGTACATGAAACTTGACACAGACTGACTCATACTTGGTTGATAAAAAATATCCATTCTTAAAAGACTCAACTACTCCATACGGGAACGCTTCCTGGTGAGATCTAGGCCAGTCGAAGAAGACGACCGGTTGGTAGGCGTAGGCGTAGAAAATATCTGCATGCTTTCCTCCTGTGACGACATATCCGAGTCCTCCTCCGTAATTGCTTGCGAAAAAGCTTTTTCCATTGTTTCCTGTGAGGTCGATATACCATCTAACTTTTCTTGGATGCGTAGGAGAGCCGAGGTAAGAGACGAGATCCAATTGCCATCCTGAAGTGGGGTAGAAAGGAATGGGTTGTGGTCGATGGAACCTTCTGGTACATTGCCGGATAAAACGGGGATACTTCGCGACGATTTCGGGGAACCTGTCGTACATTTCATCCTCTGTTAGTGGAAGAGCCTCATAGAATTCTT